TGCTATTAACCCAGCACATGTGGTTGCAGTATTTAAAATTCCTGAAGTTGACGGTCAAGGTAATAAAAGTGAAATGGCCGGTTATACCGGTATAAATCTTATAAATGGTAGTATTGTTTGTGAAGAAGATGATTACGCTGTTGTAGCAGAAGTTAATAATTCTAAGGCTTAATATGACTAAAGTAAATACACTATTTGGTTCCTATGATGATGAAGCATTGAAAAAACTCAAAGGTTATGTAGATGAGGTTGTACTTCATCTACATAGGAATGATGGTAACAATGCTGCTATTAAAGACATTGTGGATATTGCACATGACGAATTGAAAGTACCTAAAAAGATTCTCAAGCGTATGGCAAAGACACAACACAAGAATTCTTTTCAGACTGAAGTTGCTGAATCAAAAGAATTTGAAGCACTATATGAGAGTATGGTTGAGGTGAAGTGATGCAAATATTTGACATTACACGTGAACAATATATTGCTGTACTAGAGACTGAAGTGGAAACACTCAGTCGGTATTACTACAAACCAAGTGAAGGTGGTACAGGACATTTTAATACTGCAATTAGTGTGTTACAACACCGTATTGAAGAACTTAAAAATGGCACTGGTGTTAGTGATACTAAATTTGTTTATCGCCAAACAAAATAATGCAACAACTTGAAATATCATTCTTCTATCCTCTAACGGAACAAATTTCGTTGGATTTGGATTTTACTTCAACTGAAGAATGGATTGCTGAGTGGCGAAAGAGACAATGGAACACTACTGGCACTTTACTAACTGTTGGTTCTGGTGGTACAGGTGTTATCAGTTGGTCACAACCTGTAACCAGCTCATTTGTTGTAAAGCCTTCTACAAATAATGTTGGTAAGTGGGAAATCTCAGACTCTGTGTTTGTGTATAGACCCACTAAACCAAATGCCGTCATCAGGTTTATGGCCAAGTATCTTCTTGGCTTTAAATGGCACGATGAAATTTAATTATATTATGGAGAATTTGAATGTCAGAACACATGTTGTGGGTGGAGAAATATCGCCCTAAAACGATTGAAGAATGTATTCTTCCTGATGCCTTAAAGGCAACATTTCAGGAATTTGTAAATCGTAAAGAGATTCCCAATCTACTTCTGGCAGGTTCAGCAGGTGTCGGCAAGACTACTGTTGCTCGTGCCATGTGTGAAGAAGTAGGTTGTGATTACATTATCATTAACGGTTCTGATGAGAATGGTGTTGATACCATTCGTGTTAAAATCAAAAACTATGCTTCGTCAATGTCCTTGACTGGTGGTCGTAAGGTCATTATTCTAGATGAAGCAGACTATCTAACGCCTAATGCACAGGCTATCCTACGTGCAGGTATTGAAGAATTTGCATCTAACTGTTCTTTCATATTCACCTGTAACTTTAAGAATCGGATTATCGATCCTATTCATTCCCGCTGTACTGTAATTGATGTTAAGCCAAATGGTTCTAAAGCCAAGATGGCGACACAATTCTTTAAGCGTGTTGAATCTATTCTGAAAGAAGAAAACACAACCTATGATAAAGAGGTTGTTGCTGCCGTTGTCACTAAACATTTTCCTGATAATCGCCGCATACTTAACGAACTACAACGTTATGGTATATCTGGCAATATTGATAAAGGCATTCTCGCCTCAGTTTCAGATATTCAACTTGGTGAATTAACTAAATCACTTAAAGATAAAGACTTTGCTGGTGCTCGTAAATGGGTCACCATGAACTTGGACAATGATCCTACACGCATCTTCCGTAAATTGTATGATGGTTTATATGAACTATTGAAAGCCAATTCGGTACCTCAATTGGTTCTTATCCTTGCCAAGTATCAATATCAGGCAGCATTTGTGGCTGACCATGAAATTAATCTTATTGCTTGTCTCACAGAAATTATGGTTGAATGTGAATTCAAATGACACCATTCGACTTTGTAAACCTGGTTCTTCATACCAAGAAACCAGATGATGAACTTGACTTCAAGGACTATGCGCCTTTCATAATCAATCGTTCTCTATCATACCATATTGATTGTGTGTTGTATGCCAATGAGATGAACCTTTGGCCTTCTACGGACAAAGACATGCAATACCAGTATCTTCTAAATAGTATTAGACCTATGAAACGGAAGTTCGCTCCGTGGCAAAAGTCCAAGAATGATGAGAATATTGATTGTGTTAAAACATACTTTGGTTACTCCAATCAAAAGGCTAAAGAAGCCTTGCGTATTCTTACTGATGAACAAATCGCTGAAATAAAAAGAAAAACAGACAAAGGCGGGTGATATGATTGATGTTAAGGATTTGGTGGAAGTAACATTACAAGAACAAGATGATTTCTTAAAAGTCCGTGAAACACTAACACGGATTGGTGTGGCTTCTAAAAAAGATAAAACACTATTTCAATCTTGCCATATTCTCCACAAGCGTGGACAATATTACATAGTACATTTCAAAGAACTATTTGCCTTAGATGGCAAGCCAACAGATATTACCGAGAATGACCTTGCTCGTAGAAATGCTATTGCAAATTTATTGGAAGATTGGGGATTGGTTAAACTTGTGAACAAAACACAAACAGAGACACCGCCACCTATCTTCCTATCTCAGGTAAAGATTATTTCTCACAAAGAGAAGAATCAATGGCAATTAACACCAAAGTATAATATTGGTAAAAAACCACAAAATACTTGACATGTAGTATAAATAATAGTATAATTATGGTGCCGTGCTCATCGAGGCGGCAATTTTTTAAACTCGCTTTAACAGGAGAAAAAGCATGACTCAATTATTTCCTTCACTGGATTTCCACAAGTTCGACCCTTTTATGATTGGTTTCGATGACGTTTTCAAGCAATTTGAAGAGTTATCTAAAACAGCACAAAAAGCAGTTGCATATCCACCATACAATATCAAACAAGTAAAAGATAACAAATATGTTATCGAAATGGCTGTTGCCGGTTTTGCTAAAACTGATATTGAAGTTACCTTAGAAGGTAACAAGTTGGTCATTAAAGGTGCTGCTAAAGAAGATGAATTAGACACTTCAGAGTACCTATTCAAAGGTATTGCTAATCGTGGTTTCAACCGTGAATTCAAAATTGCCGATAAGGTTGAGATTGAAAACGCAGAGTTGGCCAACGGTATGTTAAAAATTTGGTTGTCTAACATGGTCAAAGCTCAAGACTTAATCAAAAAGATTCCTTTGGTTTCTAAAGACTAAATGTAATTTTCCAATAAAACGGTAAATAACAAAGGGGCTCTTGACAGAGCCCTTTCTTTTTTGTATAATGGACTTATTATGAAATATCGAAACAAAGAACTCCAACATTCCAATCCCGTAAAAGTGCGTGTGAAATCATCGCAAGAGATTTTCTATACCTTCAAACATTGGGGTACAGAAGATATTGATGGTGTCGATTTTATTTCGGTTTGTAAATTCGAACCTAGACAAGACTTAACACAACAGCTATATAAGATGCGTAAAGACTCATTAGAGTATATAAAATGACATATCGCCCATATAGCTTAATGGTAAAGCAGGGGACTCATAATCCCTTGAGTGCTGGTTCGATTCCATCTGTGGGTACCAATTTCACATTATGAAACAGAAACATATTGAAGCCTATATGAAGACCGCTGAGGTCTTTGCGGAATGTTCTACCGCAACCCGTCTCCATGTTGGTGCTATCATAGTCAAAGATGAACGTATTATCTCAATAGGATACAACGGAACACCGTCTGGATGGGATAATAATTGTGAAGATATCAAGATAAACAATGATGGTGATTATGTCACCGTGACTAAACCTGAGGTGTTACATGCGGAAACCAATGCTATCGCTAAACTGGCGAAATTTAATGGATCTGGAAGTGGGTCTGTATTGTTCGTTACTCATTCTCCTTGTCTTGATTGCTCCAAGTTGGTTTTTCAAAGTGGTATTTCTACTGTGTACTATCGTAATAGCTATCGTGACAATGCTGGAGTGGACTTCCTCAACAAAGCAGGAGTAAAAGTGGAACAAATCTGATTTCCTAAATAAGGCTGGTCCTCACAAGGAGTTTTTATGAAGTTGCGAATAACTAATTGTCCTGATGAAGATTTCAAGCCTTACGTAGAACGGGCTGTCCATTTTTTTGCCAAAGAATTAATCGTTAATAAAAAAATTAGAAATAATTGTTTTGTTAAGATAAAGTTTGATGATAAAATAAAAGATTATGGTTCTTGTCTGGTTGAAGAATATAATACGAGAAACCAACCAAGAGAATTTTTGATTGAGGTCCATCCTGGCATCGGCGCCAGAACAATCATAGAAACAATTGCACATGAAATGGTACATGTCAAACAACATATCTACAATGAAACAAATGATGATTTATCACATTGGCTTGGTAGAAAAATAAACTCAGACGAAATTGATTACTGGATTCATCCATGGGAAATAGATGCTCATGGCCGTGAGATAGGATTAGTAACAAAGTTCGCAATTATGGAAACTCTTTGGGAAGTATTTGAAGGTTTTAAAAACCCAACACAACCTATTGATGATAAACCTATCGGTTGGTTGGTTTAAGGGCTTGCCAAGTAACAAAAGTTCCTATATAATAACGCTATGACAAAATTTAATAACACATTACCGACAATTACACAGTATCACAATTGTGATGAATCATGGTCGACCAGGTTTTGTGTAAAGGAAAAGTAACTAAAAAGTTCTATCAAACTCTAAACACAAGACCCTAGACCTAAAAAATCTAGGGTTTTTTGTTTGGAAATTTGTTTCTCGCTGGTGTAGTGGTAGCACAATAGTCTCCAAAACTATTAGTTGCGGTTCGATTCCGTAGCGGGATGCCAATTGTATAGGTGTGACCCGAAAGGTTAGGGGGCGGATTGCAAATCCGCTTTATGCAGGTTCGATTCCTGTCACCTATTCCAAATGTGTTGTATTAAAACAACAGTCTGGTTGACAGGTCTACCAGTTCTGTTATAATTCATCCATGAATTGAGAAATCGATTCAACTGTTCTTTAAAAATTTTGTATCAATATGCTCGGTTCGTCTATCGGTTAGGACACTGCCCTTTCACGGCAGTAAGGAGGGGTTCGATTCCCCCACCGAGTACCATATTAAAATACATTGGGTTACCAATTCCAGTAGGTGACTTAGGAGCACGTGATGGCCGCATCATCTCGCTAAGTTTACATGAAGCCTTCCGATGGCGCTGGAAAACAAATTGGCCTGTAATGTGGAGATTGTCTTATCGGCAGACGAAGCCGTGAGAAGCCAGATAAAGTTCTGGAACGACAATCACACCCCAATGTATTTTAATATGGTAGTAAAAAATTACCATTTGTTTAGTGTTATCAGGGTATCGTTTATAGACGTTATAAACTACTCGACAGTAAGGGTGCGACCAACGCTGTCTGACATAACCGCCATTCGCTCGCCAGTGCTAGCTACATTCTTGGCAAATAGGCACGATAACACTAAACAAATGGAGAATGAGAAGCATTGGCGACTTCAGGAGACTGTAAATCTTCCACCTTACGGTATATGGGGTTCGAATCCCTGATTCTCCACCAGATTTGGCTTCATAGTATAATGGTTAGTATAGCGGCTTGTCACGCCGGTGATAGGAGTTCGATTCTCCTTGAAGCCGCCAAATTGCTCGGGAATAGTGTAATGGTAACACCGCAGACTTTGACTCTGTTATTCTAGGTTCAAGTCCTGGTTCCCGTGCCAAATATGTGAGTGTAGCTCAGTTGGTAGAGCATCGGACTTTTAATCCGCTGGTCGTGGGTTCGACCCCCGCCGCTCACACCAGCCACTATAGCTCAGTTGGTAGAGCACCGCCTTGATAAGGCGTAGGTCCCTGGTTCGAGTCCAGGTGGAGGCACCAAATTTATTCTCCTATAGCTCAGTTGGTAGAGCGTTTGACTGTTAATCAAAATGTCCGTGGTTCGAACCCACGTAGGGGAGCCAAATGCAGAAGTTAGTTTAGTGGTAAAACCTCGGGTTGTGATTCCGATATCAAGGGTTCAATCCCCTTACTTCTGCCCACACATAACATTTCATCTAATACAAAAGGTTTTTCTATTTTTGTAAAAGACGGAGTAAATCTTCTATTTGTAGTACAGAATGTGTATTCAATATAAGGAAGTTGCTGTGCAATTCCCCATAAATTGTTTACACCTGTTTTTTTAATTGATGACATATACATATTTATTAAGGAGGCAATATGCCAGCTATATTTTTGGTGTCGGACACACATTTCGGTCATACCGGTGTTTGCAAATTCACAAGAAATGATGGAGTGACAAAGTTACGTCCATGGGATAATGCTGACGAAATGGATGAAGAAATGATTAAGCGTTGGAACGAAACAGTTCGCCCTAACGATAAAGTATATCATCTTGGTGATGTAGTTATTAACCGTAAGGCGCTAAAGACATTGTGGCGTTTGAACGGTGATAAAGTATTGATTCGTGGTAATCACGATATCTTCCGTGATGATGAATACAGACAACACTTCCGTGAGCTTCGTGCATATCATGTAATGAACGGAATGATTCTATCCCATATTCCAATTCATCCAGAAAGTCTTGGCCGTTTTGGTACAAACATTCATGGCCATCTCCACGCAAATCGTGTGATGGCAGAGACTTGGGGTAAATATGAAATTGATCCTAGATATCATTGTGTTTGTGTTGAGCAAACAGATTATACACCAATCCTATTTGAAGATGTTATCAAACGAATCAAAGCAGAAGGTGGTGAAGTTGGTTTTCAAAATGGAAACGGCCCCACTATGTAAATGGTACACTTGAAAAATATGTGTTGACAAGTTACAAAGAATCATATATAATACACACATGCGGGATTAGTTTAATGGTAAAACTAGAGTTTTCCAAACTCCAGTCATTGGTTCGATTCCAATATCCCGCTCCAGTTAATGCGGCCGGTTTTAGAACAGTCTGAGTCCCAACTTAGACGGTATGTGCGATTCATACAGGCCGCTCCAATACGTTCCGCTTTGTTAGCGGATACTGTGACCCGCAGGATAAGAAGTGAGGTGACTCTCAAGGGTGGTAGTCTTTTTACCGAAAGGCCGCTGGCAATGCGTTAACGATCCTGGTCGGGAAGCGGGTGGAGGTCATGGGTGTATTCCCCTTGAAAAAGGACATGTTTACAACTATGATATAATTACCGCCGCAGGATGCAGAGCATTTTATTTTTTTAAGGATGATTATGAATTATACGCCGTTGTCGGATAAAGTTATTATTGAACGTATTGAGAGTGAAAAGGCAACCTCTACAGGAATCATTCTTAAGCGAGCAGATGAAGTTGACCGTGCAAAGATTCTTGCAATTGGTCCTGATGTTGATGAAGTTCAAGTTGGTGATGTTGTTCTATTAAACTGGAATGCAGCCATCAAAGTTGAACATGAGTTGTATTCCACTAAAGTAGAAAATATCATATTCATTTACGGAGAATAATATGTCCGATAGTAGTAAAGGTTCTAGTCCAAGACCATATAGTGATTCACAAGAAACATATGGTAATAATTTTGATGCAATCTTTCGTAAGAAAACACCAAAAGAAATAGATGATGCTAAGGCTGAAGATGAGGCTTTTCAATATATAAAAGCCTTGGCAGATTTAGATAATAAACAAAAGTAGCGGGTTGGTAAAACGGTATTACAGTAGCCTCATAAGCTTCAGTTGGTGGTTCGACTCCATCACCCGCAACCATTATTTCTTATAACGATATTCAACACAAATTAATGTTCTACTGTTGATATCTCCAATCCAAGCAGTTCTAACACATTCGACAGTTCCGTGATTTAGTTTAACTTCTCTTTCTTTGGCTGGCAATTCTCTCGCCACAGCTGATTTATCATAGTGATGTTTTTCTCCTCCGTGTGGAGGTAAAGATAAAGCAAAAGAAGTGAAACATAATAAAAATAGTACACAAACATTTTTCATGTGTTAATGGTGTTTGTGCCACAAATGAACAAGGTACATTGCAATACCCATTATAATCATATATATGCCGTTGACTATTATTAAAGCAGTTATTATTCCTTTGCTTAACAACCAATCAAAAGCATCTTTGAATAGTTCTATCATTTATCTTCCTGTATATCGTTTTGGTAATGCATCTAGTCTACGCTCTTTTGGTGTCGTTGGAATCCATCCATCACCATACTGAGGATATTTTTGAATCCTATCTTCTACAACATAAGCAATCATTAATCCAAAAGTTGACGCTAACATTAGAGCTATAATTCCTAGAGCAATTTCCATTTGTAATTTTTTTAATCTTTTCTTTTTTCTTATCTTATCTGTATATTCTCTTTGCATTGATTTGGCAATCAACACCTTTTGTTGTTTACCCATTTTCTCCATCATTTCTTCAACTTCAGAATGAAGAGCACCTAATTCAATAGGACTTTCATATACCATAAGTTGACGAAGTTCTGTTCCCATTTGTTCTAATTGTTTTTTCATTAGAACTCTTTGTAATGCTCTTTTACCTAAACTAGCATCACCAGTGTAAACTTCTGTATTTGACCTGCGTTCTTCTTCTTCAAAGATAGCCAAACACTTATAATAATTGTCGTAATATTGACCTAGATAATCACCAATTTCCTGATAGACGCCAGTATGTTGACCAGATTCTGCTTTTTTGTTTAACTCAATTACTTCATTCTTTTGCTTAATGTATTGATTGCGTTGCTCGGTTGTTGCTGGTTTTTCAGGTGGATGTAATTTCGAAAACTGGTCGTCAAGGTCTTTGAGAACTTCTTTTACTTCTCCTGCGGCACCTTTGATATCTTTGTATAATTTACAACCAGCCTTTACCGCAGACACAGCGGCGTTGGCCATCGCAAAGAGGGTTATTGGATCCATTTAATTTAATCGTGGGGTACATGAAAACGTTGACAGACAAAACCAACACGGATACATTGCGTATCCAAACGAAGTCATATATAATATACTATTATTTATAAACTCTTGATAAGGATCAAAATGGCAAACCTACTCGTAATAAAACTGACAAATAATGAAGAAATCCTTGGTGAGGTGTCAGAAACCGGTACAGGTTACCACATTCTCAATCCTATTGGTATTGCAGTAATGCGTGGCCAAGATGGTAAACCTAATATTGGATTTGCACCTTGGCCAGTATATGCCGATACGGAAAAGAAAGACAGGATGGTTGACATAGACCGTGATTCTGTGTTATACTCCTATGAACCAGCAAAAGACTTTGCAGATAACTACAATCAAATCTTTGGTGCTGGAATTATTCTACCTCCAACAAAACAACTAATAACAGGCTAAATTGACAGACTTCTATACAAATGTACAATCTCTTGGTGGCAAGATTCTTTATCGTGGTATCATGGGTGGTAAACGTGTGCGTCAACGGGTTGACTATGAACCATCACTTTATATACCATCTAAGAAAGTAACTCAATATACCACTTTAGATGGTAATTATCTTGACAAGAAAAGGTTTGATGGCATTTATGAAGCTAGAGAATATGTAAAACAATTTGATGGTGTTTCTGGTGGTACCAAAATCTATGGTAATACCAGATATGAATATGCCTTTATTGCCGACCAACATGAAGAAATGGTTGATTGGGACATGGATAAAATCCTTGTCGGTATTGTCGATATTGAGGTCGGTTCGGAAAATGGTTTTCCTGACCCCTATCAGGCGAATGAACCTATTACTGCTATTGCTATCACCTATCTAAACGGTGTCACCTATGTCTTTGGATGTGGCGACTATGAGGTACAAGGTGATGAACACTATGTCGAGTGTAAAGATGAATGGACTCTCTGTAAGAAGTTTCTACAACATTGGTCTAATAACTGTCCTGATGTAATTACTGGCTGGAACACTAAGTTCTTTGATATACCATATCTCGTAAATCGTTTTCGTAAAATTCTTGGTGAAGATGAAACCAAGAAGTTGTCTCCATGGAATCATATCTCAGAACGAAAGACAATCATAAATGGCAGACAAATGATTGCCTATGGTTTTACTGGTGTTGAATCACTTGATTATATCGAACTCTACAAATGGTATGCTCCTGGTGGAAAGTCACAAGAATCATATCGTCTGGATAACATCGCTCAAGTTGAACTTGGTGAAGGTAAAATCTCCTATGATGAATATGAGAATCTACACCAACTCTACAAACTAAACTATCAGAAATTTATTGAGTATAACATCAAAGACGTTAAGTTGATTTTGAAGTTAGAAGATAAACTAAAGTTGATTGAATTGGCTCTTACTTTGGCCTATGATACAAAGTGTAATTATGAAGATGTGTTTGCACAGACTCGTATGTGGGATTCAATGACATATTCCTATTTGTTGAATAAAGGTATCATTGTACCACCACGGGAAGTACAAGACAAAGATGCAGCGTTTGAAGGTGCTTATGTCAAAGATGTCCAAGTTGGTAAACATGATTGGGTTGCCTCGTTTGACTTGAACAGTTTGTATCCACATTTGATGATGCAATACAATATTAGTCCAGAGACTCTAATTGATCCTACAGATTACACACCTGAAATGCGTGAGGTACTTTCGTCTGGTGTTTCGGTTGACAAGATGTTAATGAAACAGGTAGACACTTCCAGGCTGGTTAATGTTACAATTACACCAAATGGTCAATTCTTCCGTACCGACATTCAAGGTTTCTTACCTAAGATGATGGAAGAGATGTATGAAGACCGCAAGAAGTTTAAGAAAATGATGTTGAAGGCATCACAGGAGTATGAGAATGAAAAAGATGAACGAAAACGATATGAAATTGACAAGCGAGTTGCGAGATTTAACAACCTACAACTTGCAAAGAAAGTTTCTCTTAATTCTGCTTATGGCGCTCTTGGTAGCCAGTATTTCCGCTTTTATGATTTACGAATGGCTCTTGGCGTTACTACTGCTGGTCAGTTGTCTATTCGGTGGATTGAAGCTAAGATAAATGCCTACATGAACAAACTTCTCGGTACAGAAAAAGATTATGTAATCGCATCTGATACCGATTCAATCTATCTCCGTATGGGTGAGTTGGTTGACAAGTTCATCAAAGATAAGTCCGATAAACAGAAAGTAATTGCTCTCATGGATA